TGCTAACCCACAAAGTTTTGATGGTATAACAGGAGCTAATATTGCAAAAGCAACAGGATACACAATAAGAACAGGTAAATACAAAGCAGATTCAGATGGATCTGATAATCCTGGTAGAGATGCAAGAAGTGCCTATTTAACTGATAATTTTTTCTTTTTTACAGTTGACACAAATACTGCTACAACAGGTAATATAAAAGGAGGAGGCTACGGTTGTTCCGTTGGGCCTGTAACAATAGAAGCATGATAAATAAAATTTGGAATTGGATTAAAAATATATTTAAACCTGAAAAGCAAGATCCTCATCTTGTGTTATATGAAGAGGAAACAGCAAAACAAAAAAAGATACGTTTAAAACATCAAGGAGATAATAAATAATGGCCGGTATAAGTTATTCAGATTTAGTTACACAAATAAGAAATTATACTGAAACAGATTCAAATGTTTTAACAACCGCTATTTTAGAAAATATAATTTTAAATTCTCAGTACAGAATAATGAGAGATGTTCCTATTGATTCTGATAGGCTTCAACAATCAGGTAATTTAGTAACTGGTCAAGAATCTATTAATGCTCCAGCAGGGGCTTTATTTATAAGAGGTATTCAAGTTTATGATTCTACTTCCGCTATAACAGGTGCTAATACTTGGTTAGAAAAAAAAGATGTAACCTATTTACAAGAATATGTATCTTCAACAGCTTCTGATAAAAGAGGTAAACCAAAGTATTATTCTATGTATGGAGGAGCAACAGGTAACACAGATTCAACATCTGGAAGAATGTTTCTTGCTCCGGTCCCTGATACAACATACAAATTTAGAGTGCACTATAACAAGATGCCAGCTACTTTAGAGTCTGGAAACGCTACAAATTATATAAGTCTAAATTTTCCAAAGGGTTTATTATATTGTTGTCTATCTGAAACTTATGGATTCTTAAAAGGCCCAATAGATATGTTGACACTATATGAAAATAAGTATAAACAAGAGGTACAAAAGTTTGCTAATGAGCAAGTTGGAAGAAGACGAAGAGATGACTACACAGATGGCGCTGTTCGAATACCAGTAAATTCAGCAAACCCATAGGAGATAAAAAATTATGGCAATAACATCAGCAATTTGTACAAGTTTTAAACAAGAAATTTTAGTAGGTACTCACAATTTTACAGCAACAAGTGGAAACACTTTTAAAATAGCTTTATTTACAAGTGATGCATCTTTAGGTGCAGCAACAACAGCTTATTCAACATCAAATGAAATTACAAATGCATCAGGAACTGCATATACTGCAGGAGGAGCTACTTTGACAAGTGTAACTCCAACTACTTCTGGAACAACTGCAATCTGTGACTTTGCAGATGTTAGTTATACTTCAGCATCTTTTACAGCTAACGGTGCATTAATTTATAATAGCACACAATCTGACAAAGCTGTGGCAGTTATCGCATTCGGTGGTGACAAAACAGTTTCTTCTGGAACTTTCACTATTCAATTTCCAACAGCAGACGCAAGTAACGCAATCATTCGTATAGCGTAAGGAGGACCTCCTTATGGCATCTACCTGGGGTAATAACACTTGGGGATCTAATGAGTGGCAAGACGATCAAATAGTCGTATCACTTACTGCACCTGCATCAGCTTCTGCTTTAGGTACACCACAATCATTTAACGTTGAAGGTTGGGGCAGACAAACTTATGGTAATTCAGGTTGGGGTGTAGAATACTCTGTTCAACCAACTGGAGTTTCTGCAACAACTTCTGTTGGAACAATAACAGCTGCTCAATTTATATTAGCAGATCTGACTGGTGTTGAAGCAACATCTACTTTAGGTACGTTAGGAATCAGTACTCTTGTAATTCTTTCAGGTCAATCAGCATCTGTTTCTTTAGGTGATTCAGAAGAATTTAATGAAACAGGTTGGGGCAGGTTATCATGGAACCAAGCTGACTGGGGTGAAGGAGCAGATGAAACTATATCTGTATCAGGTTTTGAATTAACAGCATCTCCAGGATCTATAACCATGGGTGTTACATACCTATTAGAAATGATAGGTGCAAATCACTCTATGACTTCTAGTGTTGGAAGTCCAAATGTTTTTGGTGAAATAAGTGTTCCTATGACAGGTGTGTCTGCAACTTTTGCAACTCCAACTATGGGTTATGTAGGAACTTTAGTTGGTTGGGGTAGAGATGGTTGGGGAGATCTTTCTTGGGGAGAATCTACAAATCAAGTTATACCTTTAGTAGGTAGAGAAGCAACAGCAAGTGTTGGTTCTCCTACTTTAGGATTTGCATATGAATTATCTGGTCAAGAAGCAACAACAAGTGTTGGTGGTTTTAGTTTTGTAATTAGTCCCACAGTTAGTCTTGAAGGACAATTATCGACAGTAACTTTAGGAACACTAGGAGTTGCTTTTGGCGTAAGTACAGAACCTATAAGTGGCATAGCTGCAACAGCTAGTGTAGGAACTTTAGGATTAGAATTTGGTCCAAGCGCAATTACAGGAGTATCAGCAACAGCAAGTGTTGGAGAGCTTACAACAGGAGCTATTGAATTAATAAATATAACAGGAGTATCTGCAACTACTTCAGTAGGATCTATAGTATCAGAAATAGGTGTTCCATTAACAGGTGTTAGTGCTTCTTTCTCTGTAGGATCTATAACTACTTTATCAGACATAACCGTTGGTTTAACAACAGATGGAATAACCTCTACTGTAGGATTACTTGGAATAGAATTGTACACAAATATTGACACAGGATCAAATACATCGTATACAGGTGTTGCAGCAGGATCAAACAGTAGTTATTCTAATGTTGCAGCAGGATCAAACAGTAGTTATTCTAATGTTGCAGCAGGATCAAACAGTAGTTATTCTGATGTTGCAACAGGATCAAATACGAGTTATAGTGACGTCGCATAGGAGATAAAAAATTATGGCATCAACATACACACCTTTAGGAGTTGAGTTACAAGCAACCGGAGAAAACGCGGGTACATGGGGTACAAAAACTAATACGAACTTACAATTAGTAGAGCAAATCTCTGCTGGTTACATTGCAAAGAGTATTGCTGGTGGTGCACAAACTACAGCTTTATCTGTTTCTGATGGAGCAACTGGTGCAGAACTTGCACACAGAATGATAGAATTTACTGGAACTATTTCTGGAAACCAAATTGTAACAATACCAAATGATGTTCAAAACTTTTATTTTTTAAGAAATTCAACATCAGGTTCTCACACAGTGCAGTTTAAATATGCAACTGGTTCGGGTGATTCTTTTACATTTGCAGCTGGAGATAAAGGTGATAAAATTGTTTTTGCTACAGCAAACGATGGAACTAATCCTGATATAGATACATTAGCAATCGGAACAGGTATTTCTGCTGTTGTTGATGATACTACACCACAATTAGGTGGTGATTTAGATGTTAATGGAAACAATGTTGTTTCTACTTCAAATGCTGATATTAATATTGTTCCAAATGGAACTGGTGATGTTGTTCTTTCAGCAGATACAGTAAAAGTTGGAGACAGTGGCGCAGCAGCTACTTTAACGTCAAATGGCGCTGGAGCATTAACTGTTACTACTGGAGGCGCTGCAGATCTAGTTTTAAGCACAAATAGTGGCACAGACTCAGGAACAATAACAATTACAGATGGAGCAGATGGTAATATCAACCTTGCACCAAATGGATCAGGTCAAGTCCAAGCTGGAGGAGCCCAATTATCAACAGTAGGAAAATCTATTGCAATGGCATTAGTTTTCGGTTAAAAGGAATAAGGAGAATAAAAAATTATGGCAACACCGAACTTAGTAAATGTAGCAACGATAACACCTAAGAATGCTATGGGTAATCTTGGTGATACAAATAGAACAACTATGGTAGACGTTACTGCAGAAAACGCTGCCAAAATACAAACAATTTTAATATCTAATACAGACGGCACTAATGCTTGCGATGTAACAATCGAAGTAAGCAATGATAATGGAAGTACGTACTATAAAATAGCAAGTACAATTTCAGTGCCAGCCGATTCAACATTAAGTTTTTTAGATGATGTTGGACCTCTTTGGTTAGATGAAACAGATTTATTAGCCGTTACAGCAGGGACAGCAAGTGATTTATCTTATCACGTTTCTTATGTTGAAATGGCTGACTAATAACAACGGAGTATAAAATATGCCGAAAATAATTAAAACAGCCAAAGGTACATTTACAGCAGCAACAGTTACAATTGATGGAGCTGGAAGAGTTATTGATGCTTCTGCTGGTGCTGGAGCAGCAAACATGACACTAAGAATGACTGCTAATGGCCCTTCATCTGGAAACTTTGCAACACCTAGTAACGCTAGTAAATACATAGCGTATAGTTTTGGTGGCGGCGGAGGCGGAGGCGGCGGAGTCTCTGGAGGAGATACTAGACCTGGGGGCGGTACCGGTGGTTCTGGAGGTAAAGGATTTTTTAGTGGTAGCGTTGATGCTAGTACAACATATGCTTATTCAATCGGTAGTGGTGGTAATGGTTCTGGACCTGGAGGTTCAGGTAATTCTGGAAATGCTACAAGTGTAACAAACTTATTCACTACTAATGGTGGTGGAGGTGGTAATGCTGCTCCAGGTAATGCTGGTAGTGGGGGATCAGCTCCCGGTGGAACAGATTTATCCAATAACACTTTTTTACATGGAAACCCAGGCATTGGAGCTGGTGGAGCTGGAGGTCCTGGATCACCTACTCCGGGTGTTACTGGTAGTGCTGGTAGTGGGGGACATATAACTGTTTACGATAACGGGTAATTTTAATTATGGCATATATTATTAGACAAGGAAATATTTTATCTAAAATTGCAAAAGACGATACGGATAAAAATGAACAAAATCTTTCATCTGAAATTTATTCTTCTATAGATATAAGTGATTCTGATTTTTTAAAATTAAAAAAATCAAGAGCAACTGTTACAATTGATGGTGATAATGTAACAATTAATGATGTAGCATCTTCAACTTTTGAAGATTCAAATGCATTAACATTAGAAATTGATTCAATTAAATATTCTTTAAAACAATTTTTAGACATATCTTCTAATAGTTCAAAAGCTATCTATTCAGTAGCACAAACATATTATAATACTTTAGATATTTTTGATGTTTCAACAATTAGTTTTCCATTAAATAAAACATGGGAAGAATATTGTGAAGATAATTCAATAGCTTACGTTAGTCCTTTACAAATACCTTAATTTTTTATAATATAGGGTATGTTCCCAAAGCTTATAGAGTTTAAGGCCCCTGAAGAATACATAAAAAATAATCAAGATTTACTACCAACACCGATGGTGTCGAATACACCAGATTGGTTTAATGAATTAAAACACTCTGTAAATAATAAAACAATAAAAGGTTGTATGCCTTTTCTTGATTCTTTAATTTCGGGATATCTTTTAAAACTTCCAAGTGATTTTTATATAGAGCACAATGTACAAGTTGATGGTAAAAAATCAACTCAAGCAGTTTGCCCAAATAGAATAAGAGGAAATTTGAATCAACAAATTAATATTAATTATGAAAATATTGGTGAATTTCATCATCCTGATCAGCTAGGTAAAAGTGAATTGGTCCAAAAAAATAAAAATTTACCTTTTCACAAAATACTAAATCCTTGGGTTATTAAAACTCCACCAGGTTATTCTTGTCTTTTTACACCCCCATTAAATAATAGAGATGAT